TAAATTGTTTTGAAGATAATGCACCACTCGGCAAATCAGGATTTGAAAAAGTAGTGTTTTGATCAAATTCTTTTATAGTCATTAGTTTGTACCTTCTACTTGAACTGTATCAATTCCATTTGATACCACAATAGAACCAACTACAATTTCGCCATATGCCAAGTTTACTGGAATACCAGCTTGAGAAATATTTGTTAGCCCTGTAAATGAATAGTTACTTGCCAATGCAGATGGATCTAATGGGTCTTGTCCTGAGTCTCTATTTCTTGTATCTTCTTGTGGCGAAAGTAAATTATTTACACCTCTTTGTATCATATTTAAAGCAACATAAGTCAAAACATATTTCACAACTACATTTTTTACAAATTCTCTTGCTATATATTTAAGTCCTAAACCTATAAGTATATCTATAAAATTACCATGAACTAAAGGTATTATTTTAATTTCTTGTTCTGTTCTTATATTTAAAAAATCTTTTGTAATTGGTTTGTCTCCTACTTTCACACAAAAAAGTTGTTTAGTCATTTTTTCTTCAAGACCTTTAAAATTACAAAATAAAAAACTAAACGCTTCATAAGGAGAATTTACATCAGCCATAAATTCACTTTGGCCTGTATATTTTCTTAAAAACCCGTAAACTTTTAT